ATGGGGGCGTAAAAACCCCCTTAAAACAAACACCATGAACAACGCACAAAAAATATTTAGAGTAAACTCTCTAATCAACGAAATTAGAAACGAATGTAACGCAATGCAAACCCTTGAAAATGGCTTCATATTATCGGACCAGTTATTTAGAGATGTATTAAAAGAGTTACCAGAAATGGACGCCAGACGCGATGACTTACAAAGTAGATGGCATTTTTTAGAAAAAATTAGACGTAACCTGAGAGACGAATTACATAGCTCTCATAAAAAAATGAAAAATAAATTAAAAAAAGCAAATTAAACCCTTAAAATTAAAACCATGATAAAAAAACTAATTACAATTCAGAACCAATTAAAAGCCTCTAAGAGTCAATACAACTCTTTTGGTAAGTACAGCTACAGAAACGCTGAAGATATCTTAGAAGCGCTTAAACCGCTATTAAGTGAGCAAGGATTACTATTAACTGTAACGGACAAAGTAATTGAAGTAGCTGGTAATATGTTCGTAGAATGTACAGCAGAAATTACAGACGGTGAAGGTAGGGCGTACGTGACAGCCCAGGCTGGTTTGGATTTGAACCGCAAAGGTATGGACAAAGCCCAGAGTACAGGGGCTTCTAGCTCATACGCTCGTAAGTACGCTCTAGGAGGCTTATTTCTACTAGACGACACCAAAGACGCAGACGCTACAAATACGCACGGTAAAGCTCCAGCAAAGGCTGTTGTATTACCAGAGCTGAGTTTGTCAAGTGAGGCCTATTTAAAAGCCCTGCAGGCAGTAACTAATAAGACTGTAACTGTAGCTCAGATAAAAGGCAAATACGCCCTTAAAGGCAAAGTATTAGAAACGTTGACAACTGCTGAAAACTCACCAGCTTAAAAATTTGAGTAAGAATAAATAAGTATTATATTTATAGCAAGTTAATTAATTAAACGGCAATTTTGCCAACACTAAAATCAGGCCTTTAAGAGAGGCATAAAATTATGAGTACAATTATATCAATCGGTATCAACAAAGAGAAAATTCAATTTAACGACAAGGGCTGGGCTAATATCTCAGTATTTGTAAATGACGAGACTAACGTATACGGTCAAAACGTAAGCGCGGCAATGGACCAGACAAAGGACCAGAGAGACGCTAAAGAACCTAAGCAGTATATCGCTAACGGTAAAGTAGTATGGACCGACGGTACGATTACAGTAGCGGACAAGGTAGAACAACAAACAGCAAGCTCAGAGCAATCTAGCGCTGGACGTGAGACACCAGACTTACCATTTTAATCATGGCTTAATTACGGGGGTGTAAAAGCCCCCTTATTTATTAATTAACTTAAGGCCAGATTATGATAACAGATATTGAAAAAATAAAAGGTAAATTATATGATGTAAAGTATGACCGTATAGAGCAAGGTAAAGGCTTAGGTATCGAAGAAATAGACGAGTATTTGAGATTTAAAGCTGGAGCTTTTAACATTTGCATAGGACACGCGAATACTGGTAAAACTACAGTTATATTATACTTAATGATGGCTTACGCTTTAAAGCATGGCAAAAAGTGGCTAGTATTCAGCTCTGAAAATTCAGACTACAGCATAGCCCGTAAGCTATTAGAGTTTAAAACTGGTACTCCAATACAAAAGCTACCAGATGCACAAATAGAAACAGAGATAGAGTGGATTAACGACCACTTTAAAATAATGGCAGTAGATAAATTATATAGCGCACGCACACTAATGGCAGAAGCTAAGCAAATATTAGACGTATGGCACTATGATGGCTTACTTATTGACCCTTATAACTCACTAATAAAAGACGTTACATTACTTAAGCAAGTTGGAGGCCATGAGTACGATTACCAGATAGCTAGCGAAATGAGATTATTCTGTAAAGAAAATAATGTGACTGTATGGCTTAACGCTCACGCAGTAACTGAAGCTCTAAGAAAAAAGCACCCTAGCGGTCATGAGTTTGAAGGATTACCACAGCCATGTAGTATGGCAGATGTTGAAGGAGGCGGTAAGTGGGGAAACAGAGCGGACGATGTTATAAGTACTCACAGGTACACACAACACCCAACGCGCTGGATGGTTTCAGATATTCATGTAGTGAAAGTAAAAGAAACTGAGACAGGCGGACGGCCAACTAGTTTAGACGCGCCAATATCATTAAGGATGCAGCCTAGTAACGTGGCCTTTACAGTAGCTGGTCGTGATATTATAAACCACAGTAAACCATTACCTACAATGACAGTGCCTAATCAATCACCTAAATTAGCATTTTAATGAGCAAAAATAAAGCCCTAGAATTACTGGCCCAATATCACCCTGAATATATTAAGATGGCTAAGGCAATAGCTGGTAATAACAATGAAGTATTTAACTACGCTGAAGATTTCGTACAGGAGGCGTACCTAAAACTATCCAGATACGAGGATTTATTTGACAAAGTTGTAAACGATAAAGGCAAAGTATCTAAGGGATATATGTTTTTTGTACTAAGGTCAATAATCCTAAACAGCATTAAAAAGAAATCTAATTTAAAGTATAATCACCTAGGCAGTCAGTACGATTTTGAAGAAAAATACAACTGGATAGACGAGGGCCAAGACCCTGGAGTTGTTTCCTTAGAGGCAATAGAGATTAAGATGTACCAGATTGTAAAAGATAATGCTAGCTGGTTTGATTATGAGTTATTTAAAACTTACTTAACTACTGGTAAGAGTTTCAGGACCATAGCTACAGAGAGTAAGATAGGAATTAGAACAATTTATTTAAGCATTAAAAGAAGCAAATTACTGATAGCAGATAAACTGCACGAAGATTACCAGGATTATTTAAACGGTGATTTTCACTTAATTTAATAACCACTAAATACCAAAATTATGAGTACAGAACAAGAGTTAAACGACCAGATTTTTTTATTAAACAGCGAGGGTTTAAGCCCTGGTAAGATTGCACAAAAAGTAAGATTAAAAAAGGCTGTAGTAATTGAGATACTAGGCGAAAGTAAAAACACTGGCCTGGGTGATATTGTAACGCAATTTACAGAGGTTACAGGAATTAAGGACCTAGTAGATGCTGTAGTAGATGATTGCGGATGTAAGGCGCGAGCTGCAGTGTTGAATAAGGCGTTTCCTAACAAGAAATTAAATGACCTCTTAACAGACGATTATAATTTTTTAAAGTCGTTCTTTGAGCCTAAAAGGCCCACTAGCGTTAACATGCCTACACAGACCAGGTTAGTAGAGGTATTTAATCATGTATTCAGCGCTAAGCGCCAGGTTTCAAACTGTGGCCCATGTTTAGCTGGATTAGTTAGCCAATTAGAGAAATTATACTATGCCGCTAACAACCAGTAAGTTGAAAAAAATGAGTCTGCCAGAGCTTAACGATGTGGCGGATGAGTTTGCCACTAGGCTGTCATGGCAGCACCAGGTAGGTAAGGACCAGAGCGACCCAGAGGGCTATAAAAGACTAGCCAGCGAGTTATACCATATAGCTCAGATTATAGAACAAAAAGAAATTGAAAAATCCCAAAAACCAAAGACAAATTATGGCAAATAAAAAACATGCAGACGTAAGGCCCAGACTGCAAGGCGCTAAATTAGCCTCATTTGAGTTCTTTAATAACAAAGAGTCTAGAGTGTTAGTTATAGGTGATTTACACAGCCCATTTGACCTGGACAGCTACTTTGACCATTGTGTAGAAGTGTACGAGCGTTACAACTGTAACCAGGTAGTTTTTATAGGTGACGTGATAGACAACCATTACAGCTCATATCATGAGACGGATGCGGACGGCCTAGGAGGCGGTCAGGAGCTGGAGCTAGCTATTAAGAGACTAGAGAGGTATTACCACAGGTGGCCTGATGCTCACGTGACTGTAGGTAATCATGATAGAATTATAATGCGTAAGGCACAATCAGGAGGCGTGCCAAAGCAGTGGATTAAGGATTACTCAGAAGTATTAAATACACCTAAATGGAATTTTGTTACAGACGTAGAAATAGACGGCGTTTTATACATACATGGTGAAGCTGGGACAGCTAAGACTAAAGCGCGCTCAGATATGCGTAGCACGGTCCAGGGCCATTTACATACCCAGGCATACACTGAGTATTTTGTAGGAGCTAACTCCAGAGTATTTGGGACACAGGTAGGGTGTGGTATTGATGCTAAAAGTTACGCTATGGCTTACATGAAAGTAGGTAAAAAGCCAGCGATAGGATGCGCTGTAGTATTAGGCGGAAAGACCGCAGTTAACGAATTGATGGTATTGTAATTTAATCAGGGGTGTGAAAGCCCCATAACATAAATAAATATGAAAAAAGCAAAAGAAGAAGTAAAAGAAGTAGAAACAGTAAGTTTAACAGTGGAGTCTGTTAACCAATTATTAGGGTATTTAGCTACTAGGCCCTATAACGAAGTGGCCCAACTAATCAATAACATACAAAAACAAGCGTAATGAAAGAAGATTTAAAATTTACAGCAAGGATAGTATTAATAGGGTTTTTAGCCCTGGGCTTAGCTATGCTGGTATCGTAGACTGATTAATAACGGGGCTGTAAAAGGCCCCTTAATAACCCTTATATGAGTAGAGATAAAATAAACGAAATGAGAGACACGATACTAAGAGAACCATGTTTAGACTGTAGCTGTGAAATAGGTGGTAAAAGCCTTTGCAGTGAGTTTTATAGGAGCTATAGCCATGACCTGGACGAGTTACTAGATAACCCCCCGTTCGGCAACCAGGACGTCGCAGCTGAGCGCAAAGCCACACCTATCTACTCTGGAGTCTTAATGTATTTTCCAGACGCTATAAAGGCTATAGCACAATGTAGCCAGAGAGGCAATGACCAGCACCATGCAGACAAGCCACTACACTGGGACAGAGCGAAATCTGGTGACGAATTAGACGCGCTTACAAGGCATTTAATGGGCGCAGGAACGTTAGACACTGACGGCATAAGACACAGCGCAAAAGTAGCCTGGAGGGCACTAGCAAACCTACAAAAAGAGATTGAGCGAGAAAATATGTAAATTTTTTTTAGTACCAAAACCCCAGTAGAATTAGGGCTTACAGAGATGTGAGCTCTTTTTTTTTAAAGTTTTTTCAAAAAAGCTCAGGTTTAACTAATAAAGGTTTGTATCTTTGTACCATAATCAAAAACAATACTATGACAGACTTACAGAGCACATTATTAAACCTAGTAAACAAAACAGATAAGTTTAAAGTAGACTCATACCCATGGGGCTGGACGATAGTTATACCAGCTGAGGGTTATAGAGCAGCGGTTACGATGGAATTTACACCAGAGCAGCAATTAGACTTAAATAGACTAGAGCATAGACTATGGCAAGCGAGAGGCTACGATACTCACTACCTAATAGAATTAACCCAGGACGAATTAATAAGATTATACGATAAAGAATTCAATAGATAAAATTATGAGACCCAGACAACGCATAAACACAAATACAATGGATTTAATCCAGAAGGCAGTAGAGACAGTAACAGGCTGCGATATCATGCTTAAAACACGCCAGAAGTGCCACGTACAGGCCAGGAACATATTTTACTTCTATTCTAGGAGCTACGGTATCACCCTAGAGAACATAGGCTTATATCTAAATAAAGACCACGCTACTGTATTACATGGCTTAAATAAGTACGATATTGAATTAGACTACGATAAAACCTATAAGAGAAACTCTAAGGCCGTTTCAGAGATTTTGAGTAGTGTTACTCCAGATGAATCTATAAAGGCCACAGACACGCTCCTAGAGGCTCTAGAGATACAAAACAAAGCTCTTAAGTTGAAGGTGATGGAATTGCAGCAATTAGTAGAACCAGAGAGACGCGGTATAGACGACATCCTTCAAGGCATACCTGAAGACCGTATAGAGTTTTTTAAGAACAATCAACTAAAGTCTTTTGTAGCCATGGAAAGAGCTATAATGAGACAGGACCAGGAACGTGAAGCCCAGAGAGCTATAGACAAAGCGGATAAAGAGGCTTTTAAAACTGCCAGTATGTATGAAGATGGCGCTGAGCGTTACGGTGATGCAAAAGTTTTTACTTACCTAAGCTCTTAAGGACCAGGCTGTTGTAAATTAATTTAAAAATAATTCAAAAAAGCTCAGGTTTAACTAATAAAGGTTTATATATTTGCAGTGTAGAATAACTAACTTAAAACAAACACTATGATTAATTTTACAAAAACACTGAACACTAAGTATACAAAACAAGAGCAAGAGAACGCTAGAAAAATGACTATTATACGTAAATATAAAGCGTTAATGGCTAAAGCTTACGAAGCTAAAAAACTATATATAGAATTAAAGGCTAAGGATACCTCGAAGCTAACAGAGGTAAACAAAGAGGCTTTAAAAAATCTAACAGCCTCTGAGTATAACGAAGCACTAGATTACTACAATAAAGCTCAGGAATTAAAAGCTAACAACCCTAATATAATAATAGAATAATAACTAAAACACTATGAACACAATACCAATTTTAAACCAGATAGACCAGGACGCTGAATTACTAGAAAATGTAACCGATGTACCTGAGGTAATCGAAATGACAGAACAGGAGTTTATTAATTACTTAACACTACGTAAATATGCCTAAATTAACACTATTAAATCACGAGACTGTAGACGTATCTGAGACACTAGATAACATGTACAATGATGAGTTTTACTATAACTATTTAAACCTGGACCGCGTGCTATCTTATAGTACAGCTAAGTGGTTATTAAAAAGCCCTAAGTGGTTTGCTCACATGCGTAAAAAAGGCATGAGTGAGACACAAGCACTAAGAGATGGTAAGCTGGTCCACACTGAGATACTAGAGCCTGAGAATTATAGTAATTATACCTTTGTAGATACCAGTAGTAAGAACACCACTAAATGGAAACTAGCTAAGGAGACGCACGGCGCTAATAACACATATACCCTTAAAGAAAAATACATGAATAATCGTATCGCTGCAGCGTTCTTACAAAATGACGCATGCACAAGCTTTATGAAGGGAGCTGAAACTGAAGTACCAGCCCTGGTAGATGTACAAGGATTGCCATTTAGAGCTAAGGCAGATATCTTAAAAGCAGGTGAGTATGTAGCAGATGTAAAAACTACTAACGATGGCCTAAAAGAGATAACTCTTAAAAACGGTGAGGTGACTAATCAGTTTTACTATACAATACAAAAATACGATTACGACCTTCAGGCATATCTATATACTCAGATGTTTAATGTACCAGAATTTTACTGGTTAGTGATAGACAAAACTACTACAGATATTGGAGTGTTTAAGGCCTCAGAGCAAACGCTACAATCTGGTAAGGATAAACTAGACGCAGCTGTAGCAATCTATAACGCGTTCTTTGTAGATGAGCTAATAGACCTATCACAATACCATAAAGAGGGCACGCTATAATGTACCTATACTTAGACAAAGAGTTAG